ATTAGGAATTTCTTCTGTAATAACATCAATATCATGATCTAATTTTTCGCCTTTATTGAAAATAAAAATATTATCAAAACAATTTCTGTTTTGCTTTATCCAATCTATTTTTTCATTATATCTTGCTAAAATTATATCAATTTTTTTCATCACAACTTTTCTTTTATGTAATCTTCAATTTTTTTAGTTGGGCTCCAACCAAAGACTTTGCGTATTTTTTCATTATTTGCTAGTGTTTCACGCGCTTCACCAGATCGCTGATCAATATAAACAATATTATCAGAAATCATTGCTGCCAATTCTAAAACGGAATTATTTTTACCTGTGCCAACATTAAAAATCTGTCCATAATAACCATCAGCATCGACCTGCATAGCGAGAATATTTGCCATAACAATATCGTCAACATGCGTAAAATCACGCCGTTGTAAGCCATCTCCAACAATTGTTAATGGTTGTCCTGCTTTCTTTTGACGAAGAAATAAACCAACAACTGGTGCATACGAGCCTTTGAGAGGTTCTCTATCACCATAAACATTAAAATATCTAAATGTAATTGTTTTGAGACCAAAAAGATCAGTATACATCTTACACATTTTTTCACCAGCAACTTTTGCTACTGAATATGGATTCAAACAATCTTCACGCATATCTTCTTGCAATGGCGATGCATTTTTCAATCCATAAGAAGATGAGGTAGAAGAAAACATGACCTTTTTAACTTTTGCTTCTCGCGCACATTGCAAAATAACACCAGTACCATATGCGTTTGTATTAAAGCACAAAAGCGGATTATCAATGGCTGGTTGAATACGAGACTCTGCTGCAAGATGAAACACATAATCAACATTCTCAAACAGAGGACGAATTCCAGTATAATCTGAAATGTCTATGCGATAATAATATGCTTTATTATTATAATAAAAATGATCATGGCAAGTTGCAGATTCATTATCGATTACAACAACTTCATGACCAAGTTCCACCAATTTATCAACTAAATGTGAACCAATAAAACCGGCACCACCAGTTACGATACTTTTCATGTTGTCTCCATTATTATTTGCTTTTCAATTTGTGATTCTTTAAATGACCAATCTTCATTATACTTATACTTCATAAACTTGGGAAATACATTATATGTTAAATCATCTAATTCTGCAAACGCTTTTGTTTTATCATATGAAGTAACTTTTTTAGGATGGTACATCTGAGATGCATGAATAACTGCGGCGTCGGTTTTAGTTAAATCACACAATACCTTATCAAATCCCCATCCAGATTCTATTTCATATTGATCCCACAATTCTTGACAAAGAGGTAACAAAGAGGTATGTATAAATGGTCCCATAACCTCAATGAAATTAGTCTTAGTATATTTGATCCCAGGCTTATTTACAAGTATTGGCCAGAATATATCTGAATCTTTTGCCACAGACATCTGAAATATTTTCAAATCATTTTCGGTAGAAATTTTAATTGCTCGATTTACATTATCAATGTCGGTAATTAAATCGTCATCCATAAAACCAATATATTCATATTTTGAGCAATCTATAGTTTTTAAATAATTCTTAATTAACTCCCATTTTGAACCTTTTTGACGAATTAATTTATCGTAACTATTTTCTTCTGGTTCAAAATTGTTATATACAATAACGACTGTTTCCCACAAACGATTGGGCTTGCAGAATCTCCAATGATTTTCTTTATCAAAACGATCATCAAAAGTCATCGGATTACCAACGGGACATATAATTAAACTATGCATATTTTACCTCAATTTCTTTCTTCCATTCAGGAACGCGATCATATTGATGAACCAAAGCAAATGGTTTTTCTGTGCTAGTGCATACAAGACCATCTTTCATAATTGGTGCTGGTTCTACGAGTTTTGATCCATATTTCGATTGAATTTGTGGTCCTGTAGTACCAAGTTGTGCTGCCCACCCATCTTCAGACTTGGCAAAATTAGTAATATCTTTGAACGGTTTCATATTTAATATCACATTGAGTGCGGCTTGATCGGGCCCACCGCCACCCTCAATTTTATGATTTGTACCATTACATAATAGATAAATGTTTAAAAACAAATCGAGAATTGCTTCATAACGACCAGAAATTGTTCCGGCGTTATAAATCAAATTATTTTTTAGATGATCGTGAACAACTGGACCAAATGACTTAAATAAATTATGATTACCCCATTCTTCATCTTTATAAAGTAAAGATTCACAGGCAACATTTATCTGTTTATCACCTATGTTTTCTTCTAGCCACGATGAGGGATTTGTTTGAAAGACTACATCTTTGACATCAGTTGCAATGACAAAACGATATTGACCTTCAAGTTTTTTTAGAAAATACCATGAATGCAGAAATCTCTCAACTACGATTGAAAAATCTAGATTATAAATAAACTTCTTTTTATCTTCATCTCTGCCGAGAGCGAGAATATTATAGCCGCGTTTCATCAACTCTTCTGCTACAGAGTAGTCTAAATTATAACAGAGAACAACTTTTAGACCATCAAAGCCACTTTGATCGAGAGAATTAACCCAATATTTAATTTTCTCAAAATCATAATTTGTTATCGCACCAATCACTATATCTTTCATAATATATCCTTACTTTTTATTTTTTATATTGCTTAAATCTCATGAATTTTCTAGATTGACCTGGTGTATCTCTTAGATAAGAGTTTACTAGTCCATCAGTACCGTCTTGACCAGCACCCGCTTTAGGCAGAATATCTGGATTCGGAACAGTTTTTTCTTCATGTATAGATTTATGTAGTTTCACGCCAGTTACATTTTGAATCATTTCCCATGCTTCTTTGTTCTTTTTGCCAGTAATAAGTTTTTCAAGTTCCTTCTTTTGTGCAGTAGTTGCGATTTTATAGAACTTCATCATCTCCATAATACCAATATTACCAGCGTATGCTGCTTCAACAATTGATTCACTCATACCGTGCTTGAAAAACTGAATACGACGTTCTTGCTTTGCAACCCATTCATCTGATGGTTTGCCAGATCCTTTATAGTATGCAAGTGGACGCTGCGTCTTTTTCGATACGAGTGCCCATTTGCCGTCTACTTGTTTTAGCACTTGTTATACCCGTGTAAGTGCAAGAATTTTTTGAATTTGTGCTTCAAGAACTGGACCGCGATTCGGCCAATGAATATATGGCTGCTTTGCTGTTTTGAGCAGATTGACCAAGAATGGCATGATAATTTTTTCTACTGTTTCAAGTCTCTCTTTATATTCTTCTACAGTTTCGTCTTTTTCATTAATGACTGCATTATATTCTTCTTCCGAAACTGTAGAAAAACCAAAATCGAATTCACCGTATTCTGCTATGACTTTATTAATATCAAATGTCGTTGACATGATAGAATCCTTTATTTGTTCCAAGTTTTAGTGGCATTAAAGTTTGCTTGACTAAATTCAAGACGATCAATTAACTTTAATGCACCACCAGTTAATTTATCAACAGCAACAAAACCTTCTGGATTGGTAACTTTAAAGCCGTTATCCGTTCTTAAAAATGTTCCCGTTACTTGTTTTATCTCTTGCAGTTTCTTCACAATCATATTCTTTGCTTCAACAATACCATTCTGTATATCGAAAATCTTTTTCAATTCACCAGCATTGTTGCGATAGAAGCGCATAATCTCATTCTTTTCCATCTGACGCTTCCTTCGTGTATCTGCCCTCTTTGCTCCAAGTATTTCTTTATTTAAACGATCTTCAACCCATTTAATTAATTCAAGAACATGCTTGTTTGTGTCTGTAATGGCTTGACCTTCTTTTACTTTGGTGTTATTAAATGTTTTAATTTGTAATTTGATAATCTCATTTGTGGCGATACGATTCAAAACAATTGAACTTGTTGTTTGAAACAGAGAACCTATACTTGATAAAATTCGTGTAATATTTACAGTTTCTTGCGCTGTGAAAGAGGCTGTACCAGAAGCATCAACAAAAGATGCATCACGAAACCAAACATCTTTTGTTTTTGTTAGATTGCTAATATCAATATTAAAAGATGCTTTCATATCCTCGATTGTCTTACCAGTATATGATGTATGAAATACTACACCAATTTTAGCGGCAAGAATTGTTTTGGCAAGAGATGTGTTCTTTGGAACTGCATAGACAATTGTGTTTGGTTGAAAAACAATATAATCTTGCTCATCAATGTTTTCTTCCTTTATATCACCTTCGGTAAACATCATATCGCCTTGCAGAACATTTTTAATTCCAAGTTTTGGAAGATAACGTAAAGCGACTTTTAGTTTATCATTTAGACCTTTTGCTGGATGATTAACATCAATATCTGCATCAGTATAATTCAGTTTTGCGTCTTTAGCAAATACGCTTTTTGTACCAACAAAAAATTTACCATTCTGTGGATTAATTCCCGCAAATATAGCAGGTGCGCCATCCCATTTGGTTGTGACATTTACTTTAGATTTTGTTTGACCTGCAAGCATATCACGAATTGACTGTAGAAAGTTAATTGCTTGACGAGTTCCTGAAACACCATAATTTAAAACATTGTCCTCTAAATGTTCCAGATGAACGTTTTTACCTTCTTTTGATTCTGTGAGATAGTCTGTAAATTTCATAATTGAACGCCTAACTTATCTCTGACTCTGCTCCAGGCAGCCTTGCTTCTAAATGCATACTCTTGTCCCAATGCATAAGATTTTAATTGAAATACTTTATCATCTTTAACTGTTGTTTGTAAATGCCAAGAAGGAACACCATCTTTAGATAAACCCATTTTTATAACATACAAATCGGGAAAAAGTTCTTTCATTATTTCATCAAATTTAAAATTTTCAACTGAAGAAATATATTTTATCATGCCATATACCACATTATCAGTAATAAAACCAATTGGATCTTTTTTTCTTAAAGTTTTAAGTTCTGTTTTGCTTTTAGAACTTATTGTATCCTCAATATAATTTTTCAAAAATTTATCATATGCCACAAGATTTTTTGAATTTAATTTTAGT